AAGCAGAACTACACCATGTTGGACAATTTAAAGCTCGGATACGGTGGTACTAAAGAAGAAATGCAACGTCTTCTTACTGACGCTCAGAAACTCACTGGAGTTAAATACGATATCAATAACTTGTCTGATGTCTATCAAGCAATCCACGCGATTCAAGAAAACTTAGACATTACCGGAACAACCGCAAAAGAAGCATCTACTACATTCACCGGTTCATTTGCATCCATGAAGGCTGCAGCACAAAACGTGCTTGGAAATATGGCCCTTGGAGAGGATTTAACACCATCGTTAGAGGCCTTAAAAGAAACCGTTCAAACGTTTGTTTTTGGAAACTTCATTCCACTGCTAAAAAATGCGGTTAAAGCCATTCCAGAAGTGCTAGGATTCGCCATCAAAGAAGGATTAACAGCTATCTTCGGTGAATCTACTACACAAACGATTATCAATAACCTTTCTACAGCATTCCAAAACATTAAGAGTGCAGTAGGTGGTATTGGCGATTTGTTCGGAGGCTTTATAGACAAATTAAAAGGCATTCTTGGAATAAGTGGAGATGTAGGAGAGTTAGGAACAGCATTCGAAGGCATTACTGGTGCTATTAGCACAGTAACTGACTGGATTAAGCAGTTTGTAGATTGGATTAACCAAACTCCTGCAGCAGTCGATTCTGTAACAGCAGTGTTAGCAGGATTAGCAGCAGGCTTTGTCGCTTTAAAAGTTGTAAATACTGTTAAGAGTGCAATTGATGGATTCAAAACTGGTTTAACGGCTGCTAAAGCTGGAATGGTTGCATTTAAAGCGGTTGTTGTCGCAAATCCATTTACAGCCTGGATTGTAGGAATTACTGCTGTAGTAGCTGCATTAACCTGGTTCTTTACTCAAACAGAAACAGGAAAAGCTATTTGGAAAGGATTTACAGAATTCCTATCTAGCACATGGACTTCTGTTTCAAGTTTCTTGATTGATACTTGGAATAATATTGCCCAAACAGCAACAGCTATTTGGGAAGGTATTGTCGGTGTGGCAACAGCCATTTGGAGTGCTATCACAGGCGCAATTATGGCAGTTGTTCAACCATTTATCGATGCATTCACAGGACTATGGAGCGGTATGAGTTCAGGAATTTCTCAAATGTTTGATGGATATGTTGCATACTTTACTGGAGCATGGGAAGTTATCAAATCCGTATTCCTTGGAGCAATCTTAATCATCATTGATTTAGTGACACTTAATTTCGGGCAATTAGGAACGGACTTAGGTGCTATTTGGGATGGAATCTCGAACGGAATTTCAATGATGTGGAACGGAATTACTTCAATATTCTCTGGAGCAGTCAGCGCAATCGTTGGAGGTGTTCAAGCTACATTCAATGGTATGGCTGCATTCTTAAGCGGTCTATGGGACGCTATTTCTGGTGCAGCTATTGCAGGTTGGAACGGATTAGTATCTGGTGTGCAAGGGATTATCGATGGATTAGTATCTGGAGCGCAAGCCGCTTGGGACGCTATGTCTAACGCTGTTTCTAGCTTAGTTTCTGGAATTACTGGAATATTCGACGGATTATGGAACATCGACTTAGCAGGAGCTGGACAAGCTATCATGGATGGCTTTCTTGGCGGATTGAAAGCTGCTTGGGGAGCTGTTACAGACTTCGTTGGAGGAATTGCGAACTGGATTCGAGACCATAAAGGTCCAATCGAGTACGATAGAAAATTATTAATTCCAGCAGGTAATGCTATCATGGATGGCTTTGGCTCAGGATTAAAAGACGGTTTTAGTGATGTTCAGGATACGGTTAAAGGAATCGCAGAAGAGGTTAACAATATCGTTGATAAGTACTTGAATAATGAGTTCTACAGCGAATTAGACTTCAATAGCAACGTGGCTACAGTTGGAGGAGTGGAACTAACAAGACAGCAAGCTTCTCAAATGAGCTCATGGAATCCAGATAACCACCGTTATGATCAAGAAGAATCAAATCAAAAAATAGAATTGCATACGACAGTTGAGCTAGATGGAAAAGTTGTTGGAAAGCAAATTACTCCTTATGTAACAAATGAGCAAAGTAGATTAGATAGACGAGAACGTAGAAAGAGAGGGGAAAGCTAATGTTTAGTTTTAAAGTTAATGGGCAGGAGCTTGGAGACTTAATGATTATCAACAACATTGATTTTGGATTCAGTCCAGAAGTGAGCGCAACCTCTCGAAAATACGCTCTCATGGACGGTGAACGTTTCATTCGTAGACGATTTGGAAAACGAATCATAAAGGTTCAATTTACAATTTTTGGTGATCGCATTAAAAAAAGTAAAATCGCGATTCAAAGAGCGCTGTTAGTTCCTGGCATTAGCAAGTTTGAGTTTGGATATCAACCTGATGTGTATTACGAAGGCGCAGTCTCTGGAACTAGTGATTTTAATTTAATCACATTCAGATACGCTCAAGGCGCATTCGAAATCCATTGTTTCAATCCGTTTGCTATCTCTAAAACCGAAAAGACAGCTAAGCGCGAATCGAACAAGTTGATTTTCAACAATGAAGGAACTATTCCAGTGTATCCTACTTACAAATTCACGGCAGGAAAACCGTATAAGATGATATCTTTCGCTCATCCAAGCGGGAAAGTCGTTCAATATGGCTATGAGAGTGGGCCTGTAGTGATTAACACTAATGACTTAGTGGTGTTTGATAGTGCGGAAAACAAACTGACTATCAACGGTGAACGTAAGTACATCAATGCAGCAAGCCAGGTATTTGCAATCAATGTAGGAACTACAGAAGTTGCTGTTCTTGGAGATGATAATAAAATACCAGTCGTAGATGCGACGTTTAAGGAGTGCTGGGTATGATTACAGTAACGAACAGAAATTACGAAATTCTATGCCAGCTTAGTTTTAATCTCACTGGTGGATTAATCGCATATAACGATTATTTTGAACAAGATTTAGAAACTGGTATTGGTACTTATGACTTTACCGTAGACAAAACCGGTAATTCGGAAATAGAAAAGTTAGAGGTAGGTTGCTATCTGATTGTAAAAGATGGTAGCAAGATACGCTCATTTGAAGTAATGCGAATTGAAGAGGATAAAGACTCTAAAACGATTTATGCTGAAGATGCAGGACTTGACTTACTTGGTGAGCAAGTTCCGCCTTATTCAGCAGATAAGAGTTATCCTATCACTCATTATATCGATGAGTTTACTTTTGACTCGGGGTGGGAGATTGGAATCAATGAAATCCCATCTACTACTATTCGTAAATTGGAATGGCAGGGTACGGATACTGCTACTAAGAGACTTAGACAGCTAGTGAGAAGGTTCGATGCTGAGATATCTTACGATTTCGAATTTGCAAACGGAAAAATCACTAAGAAGTTAATCAACATTCACAGAAAAATTGGTGAAGATAAGAAAGTAAGATTAGAAGTTGGAAGAGAAGTCTCGAATGTTAAAAGAACTATCTCAATTGAGAATTTAGCGACTACGATTGTAGCAACTGGTGCTGATGGTATCACACTAGCTGGAGCTGAATATAACGAAGGAAATATTCGTTCTCCCAAAAATTCGATTTACTTGATTGATTACGATGCCGTAGAACGTTGGAAACGTGCTGGTTATACACCAGCTGGCGGAGGGATTGTTAAGCGTTTCGAGAGTGAAGCTAAAACTCCACAAGCCTTGATGGCAGAAGCTGTTATCAAGTTGAAACAATGGAACCATCCAGAGGTAACTTACGATGTACCTATCAATATGCTTCCTGGAGAAGTAAACATCGGAGATACAGTAATCATTGTGGATCATAATTATGAGCCAGCTCTGATTGTAGAAGGAAGAGTAGCAAGTATTAAAAAATCTCTATCCACAAATGAGGATGGAGAAATCAAAATTACTAATATCGTATCAAGAGAAGACACAATAAATGAAAAAGTTAGACGTTTAAGCACATTAGTGCAAGAACGTCTTTTTGATTTCACAAGTGTGCCATTCGTAATGACTATTAACTCAAGCAACGGAACTGTGTTTCAAAACAGTACTATCGCTACAAGATTAACCCCTGTTGTTACAAAGCTAGATATCGACATGTCCACTCGATTCACATATAAATGGACAAGAACTAGTGAATATGACACAAGCACTGATGAATCATGGAATGCTGCACACGGTAATTCGATGATTTTAGACATAACAGTCAACGATGTTAATCGTCAAGCAACATTTACATGCGAAGCGTTAGAAAATAATCAGATTATCGCTCGAAATTCAATCGTGATTAAAGATTTCATTGTTAGTAAGGCTGTTGGGCCTACTCCACCGGAAAATCCTTCTGTTGGCGATTTATGGACTGATACTAGCGACTCGAGCAAAGATATTCCTAAAATTTTTACAAACGGAAAATGGCAACCAGTACTAAATAAAGATGACGAAGAAATCAAACGGCTGCATAAAGAGTTTGAAGAGAGAACTCGCGAGCAAGCCAATCAGTATACGGCTGTGATGGAAATTATTAACAAAAATGAAATCACAGAGGATACAATTCGTGACTTAACTGGTCGATTCAGCAACATGGAAGAATCGTACAAACGATTATTAGAGACTGCTGATAAAATCGAGGGGATTGGGCAAAGGACAAAGGCCGTAGAGCTTAATATGGAACAATCTCAAGTGCTACTTAATGCTATATCAACATATTTCAGCTATTCAGAAGACGGATTACTTGTTGGTAAGAATGGACAGAAAATGCAATTAAGAATTACAAATGAGCGCATGGAATTTATCGACAGTGGTCGCGTTGTTGCTTATGTTTCAGGGCAACAACTAAATATTATATCTGGTACATTCTGGAATACAATCACGATTGCAAACCATATTTTCGAACGATTCAACAATGAGTTCACGACAATTTCGTATGTAGGAGGTGTAAATAATGGCTAGAATATCTAAAACAACAAATAGCGGATACGTTAGGTTGGTTTTAGAAGTTAACGAAACAAGCACTAATATTCAAGCTAACACTTCCACGATATCGTGGCAACTTTGGTTGGAGAGAGCAAGTACATGGGTATTTGATTTAAACAACGAGTCTTTAGCAGAAGTTGAAATCAATGGCCAATCAACTCTCAGCAAATACGTTAGTTATGATTTGAGAAATTCTCAGTGGGTTACATTCGGAAGTGGAACCATGACAATTCCTCATAATGAAGACGGAACCAAGAGTATTACTATTTGGGCAAGATTAACAAACGTCGCAGACCAAGGTAACATCAACTGGTTTAGTGGAACTGTTAATTTATCGAACATTCCTAGATCGAGTGGAATCAAATCTGTAACAGAAACAGAATTAGGACAGCAAATCACAATTAACATTGATAAGAAAGTTGCAGACTTTAGACATCAAGTATGGTGGCGTGTAAATGGAAGTGACTGGGTAGACCTTGGTAAGGGGCATGATACGAGTGTTCAAATCACTGTTCCAATCGATTATGCTAATAGGATTACAAACAGCACTACAGGTTCACTCGATGTGTCTGTAAGGACGTTCCAAGGAGATACCAAGATTGGGGTTGATGTAGACAAGTACAACGTACCAATTAAAGTTCCGGAAAACATTGTTCCAACGATTGCTGCACTCACATCTTCAGAACAAACAAACGAATTATCAGAAGTTATTCCTCAAGGTTACTTCATTAAAGATAAATCAGTAATAAGGTTGGCAATTGATGGAGCAAGTGGTGCATACGGTTCAACAATCGTATCTAGCGAAGTAGCTCTGGATAATTTAATTGTACGCGCAGCACAAGGAGATTTTCCTGCAAACAAAACAGGAGAATTAACTGCTACAGCAAAAATCACAGACTCGCGTGGAAGAACAGCAACTACATCAATTCAAGTGAATGTACTTAATTACTATGCTCCTAAAATTTTAGGATTCTTAGCTAATCGTGCTGGTAATGGCACTAATAAGACTATTATAGCAACCGTATTAGCGAATGTTTGCCCTGTGGTTATTAACGGGGTTGATAAGAATTCTTATTCAATTAAAATTCAGTATTCTGAGAAGAAAGCCAATCGATGGTTAGATGCTGTTTCGTATACAGATCAAACAATAGAACGGTTAAGCAGGCAAATAGACTGTGGAGCCTTCTACGATTTAACTAAGTCCTATGACTTGAAATTGATTATTAAGGATAAGTTAAGCAAAGGAGCAGACTCTACAATTACAGTACGGTCATCTTCTGTATTAGCTGTAATGGGTGATGGAAGATGGTCATTCGGTGGATTCCCTGAATTAAAAGGACATCTTGAATCATTCTATCCAGTAGCGGTACACAATACGCTTAATGCGGAAGAAGGGCTATTGTCTCGTGGAAATCCGATCCAAGAATTTGTATTAACATCACGAGATGGAAAATCATTGAAGTACAATGGTAATCTTAACAATTTAAGAACAGCAGGCGGATACCATGCTTTTGGAGTCCAAAATAATCCTTTAGGAACTAATAATTACGGTTATGTGAATGTGATTACTCATAGCACAGATAATGGATATTGTGTTCAGTTCTATGTTCCATTCAACTCAGACCAATTCTATATGCGTAGGTGCGATTCAAATCGTTGGAGTGATTGGATTAGAATAGTAACTACCGGTGTAGATACGGGATGGAAAATCGCTAGTTTGCAAAACGGATGGCAACATCATGTAGATTATGGGGAAGTGCAATATTCTAAAACAGTGGATGGTATTGTGCATTTCAAAGGAACAGCTAAAGGAGGCAAAACATCGAAAGAGACAGTGATACTAAATCTACCAGAGGAATATAGACCTAAAAGTCAACTTTATGTTTTTGCCATGAATGACAGTTTTGGGACTGCAGCATTAGGTATCACAAACGATGGTCGTGTTGTTGTAAAAAACAATGTCGATGCATCTTGGCTAGGGTTTGATAACGTTAGTTTTAAGATTTAAGGAGGTAACATTATGGAATTAGAACAAATTAAGAATAGAATTACTGCTTTAGAAACTAAAGTATCTTCTAAACAGACGGACATTAATCGTATGAATGAAGAAAAAGCACAATATGAGCAGAAAATTCAGAATCTTTTAGAAGACATTCAACGCTTAGAGCAAGATAATGCAAACAAGCGTGAAGAAATCAAAAAATACAAAACAGTCGTAGAGGTTATGGAGCTATAATGCCGAACGACATCGAACTAAGGATTTTAAATGATCATCTTCAATCTTTATTTAAGAGTCCTTATATTCAGATTCTGCTTTGGTTAGTATTTTTCGATGTTGTATCAGGATACATCAAAGCCTTTAAATTAAAGAAATTTGATAGTAAGACAAGTACTAATGGCTTGCTACGACATTTCTTAGTAGTTGCTGTAGTGATGGTTATAGCGCTGTACGCACGCACTCTAGGACATAGAGAAATTGGCATTACAGCCTGTTTATTCTTCATCATTAGTTATATTGGCTCACTAATGGAAAATTGGGAAGCACTTGGATTGCCATTCCCAGAATCCATGAGGCCGTATATTAATCAAATGAGAAAAAATCAAGAAAACAAAATTAAAAAATTAATCGAGAAAGAGGTAGAAAAATATGATGATTAATTGGAGAGTACGTATTGTAAACAAAACATTTTGGATCACGTTAGTTCCAGCCTTAGCGTTATTACTTCAAACGTTCTTGGCTGTTTTTAATATCCGTCTGGAATTAGGCGAAACAATTGATAAATTATTAGTGTTTATCAACGCGTTATTTGCAGTTTTCGTAATCGTTGGTGTTGTTAATGATCCAACAACAAGCGGAGTAAGTGATAGCACTCGTGCAATGACTTACGACCGTCCAAACAATCAATAAAATTACTAGGTAGCTACAATCGTGGCTGCCTTTTTCATTGGAGGAAATATGAAAAAAATCAAAAGGGATGTCAGTCTGACTACTAAGGTTAGAAATAACATGAATCGCATCCAGGACGAATTCTATTCTCACGATACTAACAGTGCAGTAATTGAATTAACAATGGACAGGACTGATTTAAAGAAAGTAATTGTGTTATTCCATTTCCAACGTTCCAATAGATTCCTGGAAGTCATTGGAAATGTAACAGGAAATGTAGTCGAAGTGCCGTTTGACACTAGTTTAATTACTGTTGATGAGACAGTAACAGGATATGTGTACATCGAAAAAGTAGTACAATCTGCTGATGTTTACAAATTCTCGTTTGGTGTTCGCGTTTCTGAAATCGATAAGCACAAAGAATTGCCAGTAATTGAGAAGGATAGCAAACGAATCGTTGCAATTACTGAGATTGTAACAAAAGCTGAATTACAAGAAGCATTAAGCAATATTCATGTAGAAGGTGCAAGATATGACGATTCAGAAATTTTGAAACGTCTTCAAGCACTTGAATCTGCTCCACAATTAGACACTAGCGTGTTTGCTACAAAATCTGAGCTACAAAACATCTCGTTAACTCCAGGACCTAAAGGAGACGCTGGTCCTCGTGGTGAGCGCGGAGAACCTGGTCCAAAAGGAGACACGGGAGCAAATGGAGAACCTGGTCCTCAAGGACCCCAAGGAATTCAAGGGCTAAGAGGAGAAACAGGGCAACGCGGAGAACAAGGTCCGATTGGACCTCAGGGGCTACAAGGTGTTCCAGGAGAAAAAGGGCAAAATGGTGAGCCTGGTCCTCGTGGAGAACGTGGTGAACAAGGTCCTCCTGGTCCTCAAGGGTTAACTGGTCCAATTGGTCCTCGTGGAGAGAATGGTCGTGACGGCGTTGGTATTCCTCAAAAATTAAGCATCGCTGGGAACGTTGTGACATTATCTGACGGCGGTGGAAGCATTACTCTTCCAACTGCTGCAGCAACACCTGGTGGAACTCCAGGGAAAGTGAATGAATATGAAATCCACGGCACTGGCATGCCAAATGGAAAGGTTACCGCGCCAGTAGGAACTACTTACGTAGATACAGCGGTAACAAACGGCGCTTTAAAATGGATTAAACGAAAAGGGAATGGTAACGAAGGCTGGGAAGTCTTAACAGGGGATACTGGCTGGCGTGTTCTTCCTATTGTGTCTAAACTAGGAAACTCATTTTTAAAAGTTAGACGAAAAAATGACACTGTGGTGTATCAGTTCGGGGGGCTTCAATGGGGATGGTTCGGAGTGGTTCGCCGTGGCGGTCCAGGGTATCAACTTCAGCCTAGTGACCGAGAGCGTAACTGTTTCATTCTAGGGTTGGGCGGTGTGCCTTATGGATTCCGCTCTGAAGCATCGTTAATTGGTGGGATTTACAATGACAAAGGTTCCAAGTATGGCACCTGGTACTTAGGAGGACAAGGTGACAGTAACATGCTGCGCTTCCAGTTCACTGACCCGGTTCCGACCGACCGCGATATCGGGGACATCCGAGTGAGTTCTATATCATATCTAACAAGCGACCCATGGCCGGTCGCGTTACCATAATTAAAAGGAGGAATTTTTATGTTGACTTTAACGCAAGCAATCAATTATGTAAGAAATTTAGCAGACAACAACATTGGTGTTAACTTTGACGGGTGGTACGGTTGGCAATGTTGGGATTTAGTAGCAAAAGTAATGTATGAAGCTACTGGGAAAGTAGTTAATGGAAATGCTATTAATTTACCTGAATCTGCTGAAGCTCAAGGACTTAATGTTATTCAAGAAGGTCCGGGAGTTATCGCAAAAGCTGGTGACATCTTTGTAATGGATGTTCCAGGTTCGCCTTATGGGCATACTGGTGTAGTAATCGAAGATAGTGATGGCTACACTCTTAAGACTATCGAACAGAACGTAGATGGGAACTGGGACTATCTAGAAAACGGTGGCCCTGCTCGTTATCGTACACGCTCATACGCAAATATGGTCGCATTTATTCGTCCAGATTATGCTACTAATTTAGAAAACGTCCAACGTCCTAGCGGTTGGCTTGAAGACGAAAAGGGCTGGTGGTATAGAAACGATGACGGGTCTTACCCTAAATCAAAATGGGAAAAGATTAATGGAAGTTACTTCCGATTTGATGACAATGGCTATGCTCTTGAAAATACTTGGTACCAAGATGCTGAAGGCTTATGGTATTGGTTAAAGCCAGGAGGGTTCATGGCTGTAGGTTGGCAAAACATCAATGGCAAATGGTACTTCTTCAATAACGTTGGAGAAATGCAAACAGGATGGATTCAGTATTTTGACAAGTGGTACTATTGTACAAACGAGAACGGAGACATGGTATCTAAGGAAGTCCGTAAGATTGGTGATAAATTCTACTACTTCAACGATAAAGGCGAGATGTTAGAACGTGCTGCAGTTTATGTAGACGAAAATGGTGCAATCCATTTCGAAGAATAAAAAAAGAGCCTACCTTAATTGGTAGGCTTTATTTTTTTTGCATTTTTCTCAAATTATTTTAAAAAAAGTGTTGACATTATATGCCAAATGGTATATAATATAATTGTAAGGAGGTGAGGGAATGGAAGAAAAAATCACAACTCTAGTAGCGATCGTTGGGATTGCGGTTGCAATATCAAAAGAGGCTAGAGAGTGGTACAAAGCCACAAAAAAAGAAAAACGACAAAACCCGACACGCAAAAGAAGGATATGACGTTTTTCAAGAGGGGAAGGATAACTTCCCTCCCCTCAATTATATATTAAGTAGAAAGAGGAAATCAAGATGAAACATATAATAATTATTATCGTAGTCGCTTTGATTGTATTGTATGCAGGAGGAAATAAGAACGACAATTAAACAGGAAGAATAAATACAGAAGTTTAGGAGGGCACTATGTTAAGAGCGGATGAAGAAAAAATAGTATGGTTATTTGAGAATTATTCAGGATATCGAATTGCAAAAGAGAGCGGTGTTTCACAGCCGCTCATTGCAAGACTAATCAATGGAACTAGAGGATTAAAAAACGTTTCGTTTGAAACAGCAAGCAAACTGACTGAATGCGCAGAGAGGTTTATAAGAGATGACTTTAAACGATAAAAGCGAGCTAGTGATAGCTCGCTTTATTTGT